GGTTGGATATATGTTTGCACGTCTATTGAAACGTGCCTACAGCAACCAGCCAAACATCACTTGGGATATATCGCTGAAACATTACAAAGGTGCGATGCTAGGCCACAACTTCATTGGCGCTACTCACGGAGATAAAGGCAAGAACAACTATCTTGCAAAGTATCTCGATGAGTTTGGATTCATGTTAGGCACAGCACAGAATCGCGAACTGTTTACGGGGCATCTCCATTCAGAGATGAGCAAAGACCTAGGCGGATTCGTTCAGCGTCAAGTATCGACACGCAAACCAACCGACAAATGGACTGATGATATTGGCGTGGTTGCTCACAAAACGTTTGAGCTGGTCGAATACAGCGATCATGATACGAGGGCGATCTACTATGTCTAATGCGATGAGGCGAGTCAGTTACGGATATGTGAGCAACATGGAACAAGCAATCATTGAGAAACTATCGAGAGAAGAGAAACACATGCAAGCAATCATCTACACGAAGCCGCACTGTCAAAAGTGCCGACGAACAGTATTCAAGCTGTCACGTGTCATGCCGGTGCAAACCATCACAGCAGACGCGGACGACTACGAGAGATTTCGCAAGCAAGGCTATCGCTCAATGCCAGTCGTAACAATCTACAAAGCAGATGGCACGCATGATGAATGGTGCGACTTGCAGGTTGACAAGATCAAACAATACACGGAGGGATAGACATGCTATTCGATAATATTAAAGGCCCAAACAAACAGGTGACTGATCGGCAGTTGCCTCCACCCATACCAACGCCACGACCGGTAAGACCAACACACAGTGAACATCCCGTGCTACTGTCGCGAACTGATGCTATCAAAGAATACAAAGACAAATTGGTCAGGGAAATAAATGCTGCAATTGAAAAGGACATCGGCACTGCGGATCCAATTGATGTGGGTGTTACCAATTACAATGTAGCAGTCGTCAACGAAGTGATTGAATCATTGAAGAATGCCGGATGGAATGTTGGATGCATTTATGGCAGCGAGCAAGACCGTGTGGCAATAATTACATTATCTTAGGAGGAATTACACATGCTTAAAGTAGTGAAACGACCAAAGGAATACACTGCAATTAAGGTTCCAGAAGACTGTGAAGACATCGGTAAGCTCGTCATTAAAGAGGCTAAGGCTGCTGGCATTCACTTGCACATTGCAACCACTTATTATGATCACGCTGATAAATGGATAACTAAAATTGATACACGGGACGGTTCACATACGGTAAATCAGGGATCTGTCATTGTGGTTGCTGATTTTGCTGATGAATATTCAGCATATGTCATGAGTCAGAAAGACTTCGACAACTTATTTAAACCGGCTGATGAACTGGTCAAAGCCAGTCCTATTGTAGTGGAAGCAGATGCTAAGAAAATTTGGGACAAGTTTGCCAAGATCAATGCTGAAATGTCTACCAATATCGAAGGCGTTGCGCTTCCTGATCATGCCGGATTCAGTGAGTCATTCATTGCAGAGTTAGACAAAGCACTGAACGACTATCATCAAAAGCAAGCTCGATATCGAGGGGTGATTTAGCATGTGCAATTTTGCATTACTGCTGACACTAATATTCGTGCTTGCCAAGCTGTTTGGCTTGATTGCATGGAGTTGGCTGCTAGTATTCATGCCGCTAATAGTTATGATTGCTGTGTTGACATTGTTTATTGGATTGGGGATCGCCATTGGATTGCATAAGGAGTGATGCACATGGACGCAGATTACGCAGCAAAAATGACCGCTTTTGATATGAAAGGAATAGTAATGAATGAAGAGACAAAGCAAACATATATCATGCTAGCTGACCAATATCTTGTTGTCTTCTCCCATTTGATTAGTGAAGGAAATAGCCAAAGCTTTGCGCACGAGGCTGCAGCGAACATGCTTCGTGCACAGTACGAAGCATATGCAGAACGTTCAGATGCCTAGAGTCCATCGTTGCCGTGCACTTGGCTGCCACAACGTTGTGGAGTGGCCGGCACGCTACTGCGCACAGCACAAGTCATTGGAAGCCACAGCGGACGAAAAGAAACGCGACTATTGGAAGTACAACCACATCACACGCAATCGTTCAGTCAGCAAGCGTGAACAGTACAAGTTTTACAAAACACAACAATGGAAGCACCTTCGTCAACTGGTGCTTGATCGAGATTACTATCTATGCCAATACTGCAAAGCACGTGGAAGGCTGACACAAGGGAACATTGTTGATCATGTGGTGCCAATCGAAGCTGATGCTAACGGCATGAGTGATGCGTCTAACCTTGTCACGTGCTGCAAGGCCTGCCACCAAGTCAAGACAGCTTGGGAGAAAACGTACTATGGCACCGGCCAAGCCAACGTGCTCAAGGGATCGCCACGTTTGCGTGACGTAAAACGGATAGTTGAACTGATTGACCGCCAGCAGTGAGAATGACAAACGTGAAATTTTTTTGGACGCCCCCCTTACCGGCTCTAGTCGGGGAGCGCACACCAGCTGTCGTCTTGTGGCAAAATCAAATTTTCAAAAATTTTACCTAGGGGGGGTCAGCCCGAAGTTAGGAGGTGGGTGAGATCGTCAAAAAAGCTTATAAAGACCAACACAACGGCAGTTTCCCGACCACACCACCAACATACTTAGGCCGGATTTCCAAAGCAATGTGGCGCCGTGTTCTACCCGTTTTAGAACAACAATCAGCTATTGAGCGTATTGATGCTAACTTGGTTGAAAACTATTGCACCGCTTATGAGATTTACCGTGAAGCCTATGAATCTATCAAGAAAGATGGCGTCCAGCAGAAAATTTATAAGAGCGTTCAGAACAGTGCTGGTGACGTTGTTGGAAAAGACTTCATGGGATATAAGCGCAATCCTGCCACAGCCATATATAATGACGCTTCTAGGCAAATGACTGCGATTGGCATTCAACTAGGGCTGTCACCTAAGAGCCGTGCAGATCTTGCAACAATTAAGCCGCCTGACAAGAAGCCTGATGTAGTCGCCGAGATGAAGAAGTTCTTAGGAGGCGATGTTAGGTGAATCGAGTTGACTTAACACAATCTCATGATGTTATAGGCGCTTTTCATCGTGAGAACTATGAAGAGGTAATCAGTACCTTTGCTGATCCAGGGACAGCTTATGCATTGAGTGTTCTTAGCGGTGATCAACAAGCCGGATATCTGATTCAACTTGCCGCGTTCAGGCATCTACAGGATCTAAAGCGTTCGCTAGAAGGTAGCCATAGTTTTCCGTTCAATTATGACCTAAACAAGGTTAGCAACATTTTAAATTTTGCAGCTATTTGCCCAGATGTCGATACCGGAGAGCCTACCAAGCTTATGCCTTGGCAGGCTTTTATATTGTCTCAACTTATCGGCTGGCGTAATCAAGATGGAGGCAAACGATTCAGCCGTGCCATTGTTAGCGTTGCACGCGGCCAAGGCAAGACGTACATGATGTCAATCATTGCGTGTTACTCATATTTAGTTGAATCGCTGGGATTATCCAACCAAGATTTCTTAGTAGCATCGATTAATTACAAGCAAACTGGCAAAATATATGGGTACATCAAAGGAATGATGAAAAAGGTCATTGCTAATGAGCCTTTTAGGTCGCTTGCGGCTGAGGTTGGCTTGGATACCCATAGTATTCAGTCAGACCAGATCCTTATGCGTAACAACAATAACGTGTTACGCCCAATAAGCCATGAATCGGGCCAATATGATAGCTATCATTTTACGACAGCCATTTTTGATGAAATCGGAGAAGTCGAAAGCCGCGATAAGATATCAAAAATCATATCCGGACAAGTCAAAGTGAAGAACCGGCAATTTGTTCAGATTTCGACAGCTTATCCCAAACCCGGAGTACCGTTTCATGAAGATCAGAAAATGATACAGCAGGCTATGGAACAGGATTACAAACGAGATGCTGACACGTATTTAGGATTGATATGGGCACAGGACAGCCTTGATGAAACATTCAAGCCTGAAACTTGGGTTAAGAGCAATCCGCTATTGGACTTGCCTGATCAAAGAGAAGTGTTAATGCAAGGCTTGGTGGACAAACGTGATAGCGACATGCTATCAAACAATATTGGAGACTTTCAAAACAAGAATCTGAATATGTGGCTGCAAGAATCATCAGATAGCTATTTGAAACTGGCAGACATTGAGCGGGCGATTATTCCTAGCTTTGATATTGATGGTCGTGATGTTTATATCGGATTTGACTATTCGATGTTCAGCGATAACACTGCGCTTGCTTTTGTTTTTCCATATGAAGATAGCGATGGAAAACACTGGTACATTGCTCAACATTCGTTTATTCCTTGGCAAAAAGCTGGATCAATTGAAGCCAAGGAAAAGCAAGACGGTATTGCCTACCGAGAGTTGGCAAAAGAAGGCTTTTGCACAATCACTAGCCATCCACAAGGGATTATCAATGATGATCAGGTGTATACATGGCTGATTGATTTTGTTGAGAAGCACCGGTTGAACGTCATGTGCTTTGGATACGATGCAATGGGTGCTACACGCATGGTTAAGCAGTTAGAACTTAATTCTGGCTGGAATCTTTTGCCGGTCAAGCAACGAACTGGTGAACTGAAAGACCCAACTAAGTTTTTGCAAACGATGTTTATTGAGAAATCGATCACTAGATTAGACGACAAAATCATGGAAAAAGCATTGCTTAATGCTCAAATCTATGAAGATAAGGTCGGTATTCAAGTCGATAAGGCCAAAGCAACGTTGAAAATCGATGTGGTTGATGCCTTAATTGACGCTCTTTATCAAGGCATGTATCACTTTGAAGATTATGGCATAGCGAATGACCGCACCAAAGAAGTTGAACTGATGACGCCCAAGAAGTTCAAAAAAATGATCGAAGATGGCCAGTTTGGGTTTGGAGGTGATGCCGTTGGTTGAACAATTTAGTAAAACTCTGAAAGTGGCAGGACTGTTTCTCTTTGCAAATATTGAGACGGTTCTTTTTTTATGTGGATTTGGCGTTCTAGTGTATGCCGCATTCTCAGTCAGTCTATTAGTCGGACAAGTAATTTTGGGAATGTTATTGGTAGCAACAGCACTTGTGATTAACAAAGCCAAGAAGGGAAGTGACTGATAGTGCTTTTTGGATTCTTAAACAACAAAGCAACTAATCGTGCTGCTCCAGAATATCAGAGCGTACTTGAGTCAGTTTTTGATGATAATTTGGGTGGGTTGGCAATTGACCCTACAAGCTATATTCCAGCGCGTAAAGCCTTACTAAACTCAGACCTTTATGCAACGATCTATCAATTATCCGCTGACTTGGCAACCTGTTATATGCAAGCAGGACAGCCACGAACACAAACGATTCTTGATCACCCATCAGCAACCACTAACCGGCAAGCATTTTGGCAGTCAATGGCGGCACAACTGCTACTTGATGGGAATGCCTATGCGTATATTTGGCGCAACCAGCTTACCGGTCAGCCCGTTCGTCTTGAATATTTGCGACCGTCTCAGGTATCTGTATTTCTTTTGAGCGATGGCACTGGGCTAACTTACAACGTTTCTTTTGATGAACCAAGTATTTCTGTTATGAACAATGTTCCACAGTCAGACATGATTCATCTTAGACTGCTCGGCATTGGGAATGGTGGAGAAGTTGGCCGCTCGCCGCTGTTAGCTCTGCAAAACGAACTGAACATCAAAAACAGTGCCAATGGGTTGACAATATCGGCACTGTCAAAGGCTATTACTTCTAACGGAACGTTGACCGCAAAGAATGGGTCGGCGTTAAGCCTCAAAGAAAAGCAGGCATTGTCGGCAGGATTCATGACTCAAGCAACTTCAAATAAGGGTCCAGTTGTGCTTGATGAGCTGACAACATATGCTCCACTGGAACTAAACTCGGACGTCTCAAAGCTGCTCTCATCGACAGATTGGACAAGCAAGCAGATTGCGAAAGTCTACAACATTCCTGACAGCTACTTGAATGGTCAAGGTGACCAGCAGTCATCCTTATCGATGATTGAGGGCATGTATGCGAATAGTCTCAACCGATATGCACAGGCTATTGCCAGTGAGTTAAATGAAAAATTTTCGGCTGCTATTGAAATCGATATTCAGCCGGCCATTGATCAGGATCGGAGCAGCTATTTAGCAGCCGTTGGGGGTGCCGTCAAAAACGGCGCGCTTTCTGGCAACCAATCCGACTTTTTGCTTCGCCGCGTTGGCTTCTTGCCAGACGATGCGCCTAAATATATGCCTGCGGAGTCGGACCTTAAAGGAGGTGATACGAATGGCAGTAACGGTACCAATTAAGGGCGCTATTTCAAGCGAAGATGATGCTGATGTTTACCAACTATTTGGGTACCAAACAGTTACCCCGTCTGATTTGTCTGATGCATTGTCAAAGGCAAGCGGACAGGACGTTGTTTTGGAGATTAATAGCCCGGGCGGTGATGTATTTGCTGGTAGCGAGATGGCAACAGCCATCAAGAATTATTCAGGTAGCATCATTACCAATATTGTTGGCCTTGCAGCTTCTGCAGCATCAGTGGTTGCCTTGGCGGGAGACAAAGTCGAGATGGCACCAACAGCTCAACTGATGATTCACAGAGCATCAACGTCAGCAAACGGCAATGTTGATGTATTAAATTCAGCAGGCCAATCGTTAGACAGTATTGACCAATCATTGGTTGATGTTTATGTAGCAAAAACCGGTATGAGTCCAAGTGATGTGTACAACATGATGGTTAACGAGACATGGATCAATGCCAAAGAGGCTGTTGAAAAAGGATTCGCCGATGACATTATGTTTGATACAGCACCGGCAGTTACAAACAGCGTTTTGCCACTAACAACTGACATGATTCACCGTGTTAAATCATTAATGGCAAAAGCAAACAGTCAGCAAAATAAGCCAACTGAAAGCCAGCCTAAGGATGATGGAAAGAAAACCATTAATCCTAAGCTGGCTTTGTTGTTAGGCATTAAAAATAAGGAGGCCAAATAATGGCTAGTGTAAACGATTTAAACACCGCATGGATTTCAGCGGGACAAAAGGTAACTGATTTGCAGGACAAGTCGCAAAAGATGGCGGTTGCCTTGGCATCTGATCCGTCTTCTTATACAGAAGATGACATTAAGAAAGTAACGGATGATTTGAAGGCCGCTAAAACCGCTCGAGATTTCGCAAAGTCAGCGCTGGATGACGCTAAGGCTGAAGCGGGGGCAGAAAAGCCAGCTGACATTAGCGACAAAAAAGTAAACATCATTCAGAAAACGTCTAAGGCCCAAGACTTTGTCCACAATTTTGTGGATCTGGCTACGGGCAAGAAACGGATTACGGATTTGGTAACTTCCGGCAATACTGACGGTGATACGTCCAATGCGGGGTTGACGATCCCGCCTGATATTCAGACCAACATCAATCAACTAAAACGACAATACGCGTCTCTCGAACAATACGTGAAGGTTGAGAATGTTTCTACCCCTACTGGGTCACGCGTGTATGAGCCTTTTGAAACAATCACACCACTGGCAAATCTTGATGATGAGAATGCACTTATTGGTGACAACGATGATCCAAAGTTGGAACAAATCAAATACACCATTCATCGGTATGCCGGCATTTCTACAATGCCGAATACTTTGCTCAGTGACAGCGATCAAAATATTCAAGCGTGGATTGAACAATTTGTTTCCCGTAAGGATGTTGTAACGCGCAACGGCGTCATCATTTCAGCAATGAACAACGCTCCTAAGAAGCCAACAATTGCTAAGTTTGACGACATCTTGGATATGATCTACACAGCTGTTGATCCGGCTATCCAGTCCACATCGGTTTTGATGACCAATGTTAGCGGGTTTGCACAGTTGGCAAAGGTTAAGGACGCCATGGGCCAGTATCTTATTCAAGCCAACGTTGTTCCTGACATGCCTTACAGCATTCGTGGCCATCAGGTGGTTGTCATCTCTGATCGTTGGCTGCCAAGCGCAGGCACCGCTGCTGCACCAGTTTATCCGTTATATTATGGCGATCTTTCTCAGGCTGCCACACTGTTTGACCGTCAACAGATGAGCTTGGTTGTTACCAATATCGGTGCTGGAGCGTTTGAACGTGATCAGACAAAGTTGCGTGTCATTGACCGCTTTGATGTACAAGCAACTGATGCTGATGCCTTTGTGGCTGGATCGTTCTCCGCAATTGCTGACCAGCAAGCAAACTTCCCAGCAGCTAGCGCAGGCAAATAATTTGAAAGGTCGCCTATGAAAGAAACAGTTTGCTGATCAACTGGCAGGCGGCCAATGAAGGAGATGAAGTAATGGCTGATAATGACAGCTTTCAATCTGATATTGTTACTGGCCTAATGTCAGAACTTAATCTTGATGATGCCGAAAAGACAACCATTACAAATTTGGTTGCTGGTGCTACGGGGGTAGTAACAAGCTCTGTAGGAGTTCTCGATGAATCCGATCCGATTGCAAAACTTGCCATTAAGACAATGGTTACACAGCAATATTATGATCGTGCTCTTGAAAACGGACTATCACAAGGAGTTCTGATGATGTTACTCCATTTGCAGGCCAATCAGCCGGAAGATTCAGACAGTGGTGATGCTGATGGCAGTTAATTTCAAACCAAGTGATTTCAGCCGAAAAGTTGATCTTGGCTCTCCACAGTCGCATAAAACTGGCGCTGGCATTAATATCACGAGCTTTGTACCAGCTTACAGTCTACATTTCAAGCAACAGAAACGGACGCTCACACAGCAGTACACGCTTGTGGGCACACGTTTGGATAATTCAATCACAGTTATTGTCAGGCACGATATACGTAACGCAAGCCAGCAGCAAGCAAGAATAGATGGCATTGTGTATGACATTTCAGACATTAGTCCAGATGATTCAAACGATGCTATTCGTTATGACTATCTGACCCTAGTCAAAACAACTAAGGGGGCATAACCGTGGATATGGATGACGCGCTTGAAGAATGGCTTAAGCAAGTATCGAAAGCTGCTGAATTGTCTATTAGTGACCAAGAGAAGATTACCAAGGCTGGTGCTGATGTGTACGCCAAGAAGCTCACGGAGGTCACAAAAGAAAAACACCCGAATACAAAGGGTGATGGTGGCAAGTATGGTCATCTGAGCGAGGACATCAACAGCGGAGCAGAAGATATTGACGGTGATCATAATGGCAGCTCAACGGTTGGCTTTGGCAATAAAGCATTCATTGCAGGATTCTTAAATGATGGCACCAAGCATATCCGTGCAGACCATTTTGTTGATAATGCCCGTGACGATGCTAAAGATGCAGTATTTGCAGCTGAAGCGGCGAAATACCAAGAAATTATTGCCAAATCGAATGGTGGTGGAGATGAATGAGTGCCGTAGATGATGCAGTAACAGTGCTTAGCCAATCCAGTATTGCCGGTATTGATGCAGTTGAAGGCAACAATTTGCCGCAAGAATTAGTTGACAGTCTGGACAAAACTGTTGTGTTGATTACTGACGCTGCTAATGATCCGGCCGCATATGGTGACAATGATTTCTGGGCATTAAATCAGGAAGTAGAAGTACAGATTTGGTACTCGCAATTGCTTGATTCTGATCCCGAAACCATTGAGATAGCCATGATGAAGGCTTTTACTCATCAGCATTGGCAGGTAGCAGCTGTCAGACAACGCACGTTAGACCCAGACACACAGCAACTTTTTAACACATTTTATTTCAGTAGAACAAAGAATATTTAGGAGGCATTCAAATGGCAACAGTAGGTTTATATCAAATCCAGTTAGCTTTGGTAGATGAATCTCAAAAGCTTATTTCTGGTACTGGAGCAGGATTAGGCACAGACGGTATCTATACTGTCGATCACAAGGATTTAGGCACCAAAACGGCCAACATTACAGGCTTAGCAGGCACCATTGCTAAGATTTATGGAAACAACAACGTTCAAGACGTTACGGTCGGAACTTCAGAACCATCCGTAGCCTTGGACATTAACAACTTGGACTACGCAATCAAGCAACAAATCAAAGGCTTTGTCAGTGATAGCAAGGGCGGTTATACAGATGAGAACTTGAAGGCTCATGTGGCATTGCTGATTACAACTCAGACCATTGACCGGTTGCACTTTGTCTATTATGGCTTTGGTGATGGCATCATGACCGAAACCGCGGCTAACATTCAGACTGATGCGGCAGCAGAACAACGCGTGGATGATGCTTTGACTTACACAGCGCTCTCCACTGCGGCCTTCAATAATCAGCCATACAAGATTTATAGCGATCTTGATAGCAAGTTTGACAAAGCCAACATGTACAAAGAAGTGTTCGGTGGATACGTATTGCCAACAGGTACCACGACAACTCCTGGTAAATAGTGCTGACAGACGCAATCTGACGCAACTTAATAGCAACAACTGATGAATGGCTCACGAACGTGCGCTATTTTTTATGCTCAAAAGTCGCTTTCTGGTGAACTTGGTGGTGTCCGATTCACCACAGCGACCTTATCAAATACAAAGGATGGTATTACCAATGAAAATCAAAGTTAGTCAACTTAGCAACCGTGTACACGAGGTTAAACGCAGTAATCGCAACATGGAAAAGATGTATGATTTGCAATTAATGATGGCCAAGGCTGATGATATTGCCGATATGGAACCGGTAGAAATTATTAAGATTCAACGCGATATGTTGCATGACTCAATTGATTTCTTGACCACAGTTTTAGGCCTCAATAAACAAGAAACGGAAAAACTTGGGGATCTAGAATTTGCCGACACTATTCAGGCAGTTAATTACACTTTTGAACGCATGATGGGCATGAGTGACGAGGATATTGACTTAGCTGCCAAGAAGCAAGACGCCAGCAAAAGCAAAGATTAATCCAGCCGTCAAAGTTTACGAACTTGAAAATCAGCTACAGGACTTTAGGTGGACAAAAAAGCAAGCAGTCATGTATTTCCACTGGTCACTTCAAGACTTTGATGATGCGGACTATTTTGAAATGCTGGAAATGATGTCCGCCAAGGATAAGAAGGATCGGCCAATTGATCCGGCAGTTATGTGGCAGCAATACCAAGAGAAAGGGTGATTGAAGTGGCACAACAAATTAACGCAACAATGAGCACCAAGATTGCCCTTGATCTATTGTCGGCAAGCGAATCCGTCAAATCATTAACAGCGGTTGTTCGTTCGAGTCAAAATGCTTGGAAAGCTCAAGAAGCGGAGATGAAATCTGCTGGTGATGCAGTAGGCGCTGCTCAGGCTAGATACGATGGCTTGGGTAAGTCTATTGAGTCACAGCAGGCAAAGATTGACGCTCTTAAAGCCAAGCAGAGTGAACTCAAGGGCAACACTGCAGATGTTGCACAGCAATATCTGAAATATCAGCAACAAATTGATGGTGCTAACAAGCAACTGGCCAGTATGCAAGCTCAGCAAGACCGTGCCAAGCAAGCAATGGACTATCAAAAGTCCGGTTTAGCTGGCTTACAGCAAGAGTACACGGCTGCTGCACGGGCAAATCAAGTCTATGTGACTCGCCTAGAGGCTGAGGGCAAACAGCAAGAAGCCAACAAGGCAAAGATGGATGGCTATAAGTCTTCCATTGGTAACCTTAATGAGCAATTGTCTAAGCAGTCGGCTGAGTTGGACAAGATTGCGGCCGCCAGTGGTAAAGACTCCGATGCTTGGCGTACACAGAAGACGCGTGTTGATGAGACAGCTACCAGTTTAGCAAAAGCCAAGTCTTCTATGACCGGTTTGCAAACTGAAATGGACAAGGCTAATCCGTCCGTTTTCAACAGAGTTAAGGAAGCTATATCGGGAACAAACAAGCAAGCCGAAAAGACACCGGGTCTGCTCCGTAAAATTGTTGAAGGCGGCCTTATCACCAATGCCATTACAAGCGGCTGGCAACGTCTAAGTTCAAGCATTACTGACACGGTAAAATCTGGGCTAGAACTTAACGAGGCCGGAGAAAAGCTAAATATGACGTGGGAGAACATGGGTAAGTCAGCCAATGATATTCAGATACTCTCCGACCAAATGTCATATCTGCGCAGTGAGACTGGTGCAACCGGTGGCGAAATTAACAACATGCAAACCACCGTTGATACCATGACGCATGGCGTCACAGATAAAACTCTCGTCATTAGCGCTGGTATTGCTAGTATTGCCACTGCTTCGCACAAAGGCGGAGACGGCATGGATTCCTTGTCTAAAGCAATGACACGAGTTGTTGCTTCAGGTAATCTAACAACAACCAACCTTGCCAAACTCGAAAAGCAGGCTCCTACCTTAGGCGCACAATTAGCCAAAGCTGCCGGAGTCAGTCAAGATTCGTTTGCCAAAATGGTTGCTGACGGGAAAATCAAGTCTGACGACTTCATGAACTTGGTTTATAAAGTTGGTACAACAAGTAAGAGCACATTTGACCAATTTGGGAAAACCAGTGAAGGTGCCCTTGCGCAGCTGTCCGGTGGTTGGACATCAATCAAGGCTAAGATGGCAGCACCATTGCTTGATGTTAAGAATAGTGGCATGCAATCACTTGCTGGGATTTTGACATCATCTGTTGTTCAAAGCGCCGCTACTGCACTTGGAAAAGGATTGGCAACCATTGCTAATTGGGCTAAGAACATTCTGGACTATGTTTCAGTGCACAAAAAAGATGTTACTGACATTGGTAGCAGCTTGTGGAACATCGCAAAAACTTTTGGATTAGCTGTCTGGCAAACAATCACATCTACAATAACTGGACTGGCTAAAGGATTTAACTCTTTAACCGGAAACTCACAAAAATCTGCAAACCCACTGCATCAGGTAGCAACAGCCCTGAGCAACATTGCCAAGAATAAGAGCGGCATTCAGACACTTGCAAAAACGTTGTTGGGATTATGGGCAACGACAAAAATTGTTAAATTTACAGCATCGGTTGCAGGTGCGTTTAAAGGGCTAACCGCTCTAAGAGGAATCAAAGACTTTGGTGCCCTTAGTAAGCTGTCAAGTGCTAATGGATTGGGCGGGGCAAGCAAAGTATTAGGATCGTTGAAGCTTTTATTAACCGGACCCGGTGGCATTGTTCTTGCTGTTGCAGCAGCCGGAGCCGCTTTCTACTTGGCCTATACCAAGATCAAGCCGTTTCATGATGCAGTAAACAACGTTGCTAAGACAATTGGTAACGCTCTAAAACCAGCATTGAAGGTTGTTGTTACTGGTGTGCAATCAATGTGGAAGAGCATTCAACCAATTCTCAATCAGATTGGCAAGCTTTTTCAAACAACTTGGGATTTAGTTGTTAAGGTCATTCAAGTGGCATGGAAAGCGATTAAGCCGATTATTGACTTGCTTGTTGGCTTAATGAAAGGCAGTTTTGAACTGATTGCCAAGGTTGTTGAAGGACTATGGAAAGGCACTTGGGATACCGTAGGAACAGCATTGCAAGCCGCATGGAAGTTAATTAAGGATGTGCTCAGTTCTGGCATAAAAGTGATTACCGACATTTTGAAAGTTGGTATGGATCTGCTCTCAGGAAACTGGGGTAAAGCATGGTCTGATATTAAATCAGCTCTATCTGATTGTTGGAATGGCATGAAAAAGGTTGTCAGCGATGTATTCGGTGGTATTCATGACATTATCAAATCAGTCTTGGGTGAAATTGGCGATGTTTGGAATAGCGCGTGGTCAGGTATGAAGTCGTTCTTTGGCAGCATATGGGATGGCATTAAAAATGCTGCAGCAGATGGCATGAATGCAGTTATCAACGTTATCAATGGCGCTATTAGCGGTATCAACTGGGTTTGGGAAAAGTTCACTGGCAAAGACGCCCTTAAAAAACTATCACCTGTTCACTTTGCTACTGGTGGCACTGTCACCCAAAAGATGCATCTTGTCATGGTCAATGATGGTGCTGGGCCCGATTGGAAAGAACTTTACCAGTTACCAAATGGACAAATCGGTATGAGTCAACGACGTAATGCCGCAGGGCTATTGCCAGAAGGTACTCGTGTCTTCAATGGGAAAGAAACCAAAGCCATCATGAATATGGCTGGTATTGAGCACTATGACTTAGGTGGTGTGATTGGCGGTGTTGGCAAATTCTTTTCTGGTGCTTGGGACAAGTTGGAGGCAGTTGGTGATTGGCTTGCTAACCCTATTGGAAAAGTAACCGATTTAATCAAGTCAAGTATTAGCGGCATTTCCGGTGGTGTTGAAATGTTTAGCAACTTGGCCGGTGGCGTTGTTGATAAGTTGACAGGCAGTGTCGTTGACTGGTTTAAAAAAGAACTGGCAAAGCTGCAGGACACACTAGGCGCTAATCCCGGTGGATCAGGCGTGCAACGTTGGAAACCCTATGTCATTCAAGCTCTGAAGGCCAATGGATTTGACGCTAGCGATTACCAAGTTGCTGCATGGTTGAAGGTTATCCAACGTGAATCCAATGGTAATCCTAATGCAATTAACCTGTGGGATAGCAACGCTAAAGCCGGCATACCTTCAATGGGGCTTGTGCAAACCATTGGGCCAACGTTCAATGCGTATAAGTTCCCCGGCCACAACGATGTTTATAACGGATATGACGATCTGCTTGCTGGTATTCACTACATGAAGGCCATCTACGGCTCTGGAAGTTCTGCTTTTGCTCGTGTCAGTGGCCCTGAAGGGTACGCCAATGGTGGCTTGATCACACAGCCAATCCATGCGCTTGTTGGCGAAGATGGTCCAGAAACAATTTTGCCATTAACCAAAACGAGCCGTGCTTGGCAGCTGTTGGGGCAGGCCGTGACCAACATCAATCACAACTTGGGCAATGGTGCTGTCGCTGAAAGCGAAAACAACGGTACAGATGATTTAGGAAAGAAGTTGGACAACATTGCTGATCTTCTCACGAAACTTAGCTTTGTTCTGCAAGTTGGTGACGACCAGTTTTATCCAAAAGTTGCGCCAAAAGTTAAGCAGTACAACGACAGAACAGACAGGTTCAATGCTTATTGGAAAGGAGGAACCGTTTAATTGAAACAAGCAGGCGTGACCATCACATACGCTGGAGTAGATATTACCCAATGGATGTATGTACAGATGGTCGAACGTGATATAGGGACTAATCACGTCAACACAATGCAAAAGGTCGGCATCAGCGATGGTCAGATGCTGCAATACATGTCACGGGACGTCAAGACGATTGTGGTAACTGGGATCGTTATGAATGATGATTTGGTACCACTAAGACGTTCCTTGGCCGCCGCTATTGATGCGGATGAACCACAGCAACTAATCTTTGGAGATGAGCCGGATAAATATTATCTAGCCATCGTAGACAGTCAGCCTACCTTCACCGAAGGCTTTCGATCAGGAACAATCTCTATCAGCTTCATCTGTCCAGATGGTGGCATCGCGCACTCGGTAGCCACGCAGACGGCTGACAACATGCCATACAAGGACGTGCC